TTACACAAGGTCGGTCGTAAACAATGTTTTCAATTCATCTGCTATTTTTGCGCCACCTCCCGTTTTCTCAATCCAATTATCGGTAAAACTGAACTGTGCTTACCGTCTGCGCCCTACAGAGAAATAACTCTCTAACAAAACCTATTTGACGATTTCAGAATATAGTGCTTCTGTAATTTGTCTCATTATTTCACTATTAATATCACGCATATTCGAGTAACATGAAACATCAATCTTTACAATATTAGAAGCTGTCAAACTTTCTTTTATAGAAGGATACTCACGTTTAATTTCTTCTAAGTATCGTTCGCTTTTGAATGTCACATAACGGTTTTTTTCATCTGTAGAAAGAGGTCCAAAAGCGCATTTATAGCTAAATCTGGAGCGAAGCTCTGGCGGTAGGTATTCTCCAACTTTTTCTTTAGGCATATTAGAAGTGAATATAATGATGTATTTGTCTAAATCATATTCTCGTCCCAAAGAGTCTGTGAATTTTCCTTCTTCAAGTAACTGCAAGAAAAAATTGTAAACAGGTTTGCTTGCTTTTTCAAATTCATCTATCAGAATTACTTTGCTGCGGCTACGCATAAGCTTATCGGGTAGCTCGCCTTTATTGCTGCCAATATAACCTCGTGGACTGCCAATCAAACTATTCAGCGCATCTTGCGCACTGTAATTGCCAAAGTTTATTTTAATCATCGGCTCATCCGCTGCCAATTTTTGATGAAATAATCTTGCAACCTCAGTTTTACCGATACCGGATGCACCGCAGATCAAAACAGAGAAAAGTGGCTGTTGTCCAATTCTATTAAAAAGCCTATATTTTGTTAGTTCCTCTTTTAAGCGTTTTTGAAACAGCACGTTACCAAAAAGATTTTGATTTAAGTACTCAAAAATAGCATCAAAATCAGACTGCTCAATATCCACAATGTTTTGGATTGGATCTCTTTCAATTTCAAGAAAATTCTCAAGTTCAAGAACCTCATCAATTTTATAATACAGTAAATCACGAACTTGTTTGCTATATTGGCGTTCGATAATAATATATAACGCAACCGCTTGTTCACTTTGAATAACATTCAGCATAAGTTCTGCCGGGGCAATAAGGGCATCGGCACGATCTTCATTATAAAACAACGAAGATAAGTCGATAAACGCCGACAGCGTACCTGCTGGTAGCTCAATTTTCGATTGATCTTTTGCAAAAAAAGACCAACTCAATATCTGATCCCCAGCTTCCTCAATGGCTTTTACAACACGCTCTCGATTTTTTCTATCGTATTCATAAATACTTACTCTGTCCATAACATCACCTAAACATTGAGGTCTTGGATAATTGCAATAACATCAATGTAATGAATTCTTCCCTGTGTGCTGGAAACATTCGGAATGTCTTTTTTATCCTCTTCTTGAACACCATCCTCAATATCCATGCCGCCATCTTGAATGTCATTTGCTTGGTTTGGGTTCTTTTTATTATTATCGTTTAATGCCATCATGCGATTAATCTTTCGTTCAACATCACAGCGTTCAAATTCACCTCGATAAATACCAATCACAGTAATTTTTCCAATCTCAATATCAGAAATACTGTACTGACTTTCCATCTCATTTTCGGCACTCATCGGAATTTTGAGCATCATATGTTCATCATTTCCAAATCTATGTGGCAACTTACCGCATAGAACATAGGCAGAACCTTTAAACATTACCTCCATAAGAGAGGTGAAGTTCATATTTCCAATACCTTCAACGGGAACTTGACTTACTAAGCCACTCATAAGTGCTTTGGTGGCCATAACATCATCGGAATTTACAACAGTAAGGTAAACATCTTTGATTTTCACCAAGTTTCCAACTTTGCTATCATCTAATCTACGAACCTCTTTAGCTTTTTCATATATTGGCCTCAGAATCGTAGATTTAGAACTTACTACCTTTACGGTATCCTCTACTCGATTAGATCTGTTATGAGACAAGTTACCACTCAGGTCTATGCTTGGTAAATATTTCCCGATGACAGGCAATTTAGAGGTTGTTCCTGTAGTAGCATCGGCGTCTCCAGATAACACAAATTCCGTGTTTTTTATACGAGTGATTTTTTCCACTATTTCATTATCAAAAAGCATAGATATTTCAGATGCCTTTTCATGATTGATATAGTAGATGTTAAACATATTTTTCATTTGTTTATATCCTCAATTCAGGAGCATTAATTATCATACTCCACAAAATAAAACTCTCCGCCACCTGTCCATTGAACTTTTTTAGATATTCCACCATGCTCACCAGAGATAACTTGCTTCATTCTTTCAAGAATATATGTACAAGTTGATGGTTCTTTTTCGATACCAATATAACTGCGACCTAATTTATGTGCGGCTGCTACAGTTGTACCAGAACCGAGAAATACATCCATAACAATTTCGTCGGGATTAGATGCAATTTCAATAATCTGCCCAATTAACGTTTCGGGTTTTGGTGTATCAAATAGTTTTTCATCGTAGATTTTTAGTTTACGAAGGTGTGTCTTCGCATCTTTGTTTGTACCAACAAACGATGATAACCATAATGTTTCAGGAACGATGCCTTTCATCCGTTCAGAAATGAATTTTTTAACTCTTGGCACACCATTCCCATCTTTGCCAAACCATATATTACCTGAAGCAATCTCTTCGTTCATGCGCTCTTGATTATATATCCAGCATCTTCCGGGTGGAGGGTTATGAATCTTTCCGTTTGGCGCTATAATTTCATAAAACTGACTGGCAACCGCATGACCATCTTGAACATTAGCCGTCACAGATTGCCAGGGTCCACGAGGATCATTATCAGGATTGCTATATCGCTCCAATACGTCATCTGTTATAGGTAATAGATTTCTTTTTTTCTTAAATGCAATCGGATTCGGAGAGTAAACCAAAATATACTCATGGTTATTGGAAAATGCTTTGCGATTCTCACGAGTATTTCGTTGCTGCCATACGATTGTAGTAACAAAGCTTTTTCGTCCAAACACATTATCACAAAGCACTTTAAGATAATGCATTTCTCCGTCATCAATAGAAATCCATATACTGCCATCTTCTTTTAAGAGAGGCTTTAATTCTCGCAATACAGATTCCATTTGACCCAACCACATTCCATGAGAAACATCATCATCATAAAATGTGTACTTTTCTCCGTTGTTATAAGGCGGATCAATATAAATACAACTTACAGAATTATCGTAAGATGCATGCAGATGTTGAAGTATTTCTATATTATCGCCTTTGAAAATCACATGAGGGCTACGGTCAGATCTGCTTAGCCACTCAGAAAACCCAATTAATTTCATATTGTCACCTGTGCTTTATCGGCAAACGATAAGTAATTCCGCCTCATGGTTTGCCTCAAAATTTTTTTCTGTTGAGTTTAGTTTGCTATGGGTAAATTCACCCGGTGATACTACTGTTACTTCAGTAAAGTAATTCTTTGCCTTTTCTACAAGCTGGTCTATTGTTTGCAAACGAGGCGTAACAGCTTTTGTCGCATCAAATGGAGAATAGGACAGTACTAACGGAACCTTTAGTTCTTTTACCTTTTGGAACAGTACGTCAAATGCCCCTTCTGCTTGGCTTTTGATGCAGAATGGAGATTGATGTCTTTCCCTGCGGTAAATAGCTCTGCTTATTCCACCTTTCCCATTCGGAAATGTGGTTGATACTTCTGGATTGTCCCTTAAACAAATCGTCTCCAAAACATGGTAGTATCGGCTATAGTGATATCTTGTATATGGTGGGTCTGCATACACTACAGAAACATCGCATTTTTTAAGCTGTTCTAATGCATTAGTATAATCATCGCAAATCGTAAAACATTTATGCGTATTATCGCCTGCAGAAAAATAATAGTTCAACCATTTAGCAAAAATGGTATATACGTCTTCGGAGCGATCTGTAATGATCTTATTTAGCAAAGAAGCCTTGAGTTCCCCTTTATTATTTCTTACTTTCAAGGGTTGTGCAAATTGTTTTCCGACAGTATTTACTATATCACTTGCTGTACTCAACAACGCTGCCAATGCTTTCGTGTGTATAAGTTCGTTCTGCTCAAAAACCCAATGAGCAATACAGTCTAATGCTACAGACTGCTCATATGAAAAGTAAAGCCCACCAAAATACCTACATATCATACTATCTACGCTGTCCAATAAAGCGGACTCTTTAATTTTAGATAAACATAATTCCATACAAGCTTTTAACTCTGTGGTAAGTTCATCAGGCTGTCCATTTTCCAAAGTATAAATTGATCCGTATTCTATTATTTCATATAAAGCTGCAATATTACCAGATTTCGCCATCGAAGTGCATTTCTTTTCGTATTCGATTAATTCATAAAAACAGTCCTCGAGAGCGCTGCTAACATTGTGGTTCTTAATATCCTGCAGAATTACGTTTATATTTGGTACTTCTGTTAGTAATTGCATTGATGCTTCGCAGATTACCTGAGAGTATTTCTGTATATCAACAGAAATTACATCTCTGTATTGCAGAAAATACTTTGATACTGTTCCAGATCCAGAGAATAAATCACAAATAGCACCCTCTCCAGTAACAACCTCGTCTACGGACTCTTTGATAGCTTCCAACATACGGAGTTTGCTACCTAAGTAATGTATTGATCTAATTGTTGGTGTTTCTACAGTCATTCATTTTCTTCCTTTTCTAATCTTGTCCATAAGGCTAATGATGGAATGCGTGTTTCAACATCACCAGCAACATACTGTAGTCTTCTCATCTTCATTGAAGGTGCAGATGTTTCACCAATAAATTTCATAACTTCGCCATATTCAGGATGCTCCGGCATTAGTAGCATATAAATAAAGTCACGACGTGATACCTTGGCAAAAATCGCTATTGGACGCTCATTACCAATGGGATAATCCAAATCACTCGCTGCGTCTAATTCAAAACGGTAGTTCTGACTGGAAACAGATACACTTGGTCTAATTTCGGTTTCATCCATAGTTCCATCATCATTTACATTCTTAAGAAGAATTCTATATTCGCCATTTTCACCACAAGTAGCTCCAAAATAATGTTCGAAAGTACCTTTATCAAAGTTGGCCTGTTTCCATCTGTTTCCACTTTTAGGAATTTCAGCAATAAGTACCGAACTGTCTTTGTTAATTGTCCAATAGGAAGCATCAATATCAATTTCTTCGTCTGTAACTGCAGGCGATGTTGTCTCAGGCTGGTCATTAGTAACAACCGCTGTTTTTTTCGTTGTCGCTTTTGTCCTTGTTTTTTTGTCTTTAGGCTGAGTTTTGTAAATATCTGACAGTTTGATTTCGCCAGGTTTTATTGCGTACTTTTTTTGAACTGTTGCTTTTGCAGTGCTTACTGCCTTTATCTTTTCACTATTTTGCTTTGCTTTCGCTAACACAACCGGATCGGTAATATCAAATAAAAATGGAGCGCTATGCACAAACCATCTGTTCCATTCATCAATAACCTCTGTGATGCCAAATTCATCGTATTGAACGACATTATATGCTTCACGATTATGTCGTAAGCCTTTCTGTGTTAGATTACCGGAACCTAATACCAATGCGCCACCGTCAGTTTTTTGAAACCAACTAAATTTTGGATGAAAAGTAGAACCTTTTCCGTTGTGAACATATGCTTTCACTACCAAGTGAGAACCGTATTTTTTCTGCAATTCAATCAAGGAAACTATAGAATGTTCATTTGTTATGTCATCAGTACCAACAACCAAGGTAAATGTACCAGTTTCAAGAAAATCCTTAAAATTATCATCCAGTAGCAGGAGGTTGATACCGTCTTTAGTAGCAAACGCATATGCTCCCGCACCAGTTGTACATCCCACGCATTCCGAAATCAGTGTTTCATGCAAGTATTTTGAGTTTTCATATGATGGATCTTGAATACAAAACATTAGTCACACCTCGCTTCATCACATTCGACAAATTCCATTACATCACCTACATTGCACTCTAAGAGAATACATATTTTTTCTATACTTCTCATAGACACTGCTTCATTTCGGCTTAACCTACCTAACACATTTCCAGTAATACCGGCTTTTTGAACCATTTCAGTTCGTTTCAGATTTTTATCAATTAACAGTTTCCAGAGTTTATTATAACTGATCGCCATATTACACCTCCGCCATTCAACGACGAAATTTTATATCACTTTATATTACCACATATATAACTATTTAGCAACTATAAGTCACTAAATCGTGAGTAGAGCGCACGGAAAGAGTTAATATAAATAATTTTTTAAAATCGCCTTTTACGAAAATTCATGTCCCTTTCTATCTATTCTGAAACAGAAAGATTAGTATCACTATATCAGTCTTATTATTATCAGTATTTAGAGTATCATTTTCGCACTTCCAGAGGTGTCAAAACGACACTCCTGGGGATGTCGAAATCACACTTCAAGAAATGTCAAACATCCATAGACGGAAAGGATAGGGAAGAATCAGTATCACTATAATCAGTATTACTAATATCAGTATTATTACATTGTGATTTTCACAGTTCTTGAATTGTGAAAATCACAATTCTGGAATTGTCAAAAACACAATTCAAGAGTTGTGAATTCAGATAGAAAAAGGCTGACCATGCAGGCCAGCCTTCGTTGTAAATCATTTGCTTCAGCTGTAAATCAGCTCTGAGACTACTAATTCCTCAGCTTGTAATTTCAAGCTATTCATATGCGTCACCCATGCAAGCTGCTGTGTTGCCTTGTCTGGAGCTGGACTCTTCGTCAACAGTTCATTCATCAGCAACTCCATCCGCATCTCACAAGTCTGCTGTACTTCCCACAGGTGTAGGAACAGAGTTTCCGTCAAGACCATATCATTAAAAAGCATTGGCTTGTTCTGCTCTAAGAACGCTCTGCGCATTCTGCCATATTTGCCAAGGGTGTGTATTCCCATATGTGCCAATCTGATGTCAGGGATGTAGTAATCGCCGTATTGGGTGTAAGTTAAATTCTGAACCATAATAGTACCTCCAATCAATCATCTGTTTTCACTTTGATTGTAGCTTATGCTGCGCAAAAAGTGAATGATGTGGATGGGTATGGCTCAGAGTATCAACCATTCTCTGATATACCTTTCTGGACGGCCTACGATGCCCCGATTCGAGCTTATAGTAATAACTTGGGATAACCCCTATATGCTCCGCAAAAGCTCTCTGAGACATTCCTATGCTCATACGAATATCCTTTAGTGCTTCGCTATATGGAGTGACAAGGAATACTGCAAAATCGTCATACAGAAGGTCTGCATTTACATCCAACGCATCCGCAAGACTATTGGCCACATCAAACGGGATCGGGTGCTTATTTCGTTCATACATCAGGATAGTTGCGGGTACAACATCTATTTGCTCTGCAAGCTGTCTGGTAGTCAGAGACTTTCTCTGTCTGTAATACCTCAGATTGTCACCGGGCAGATTACTTGTGGGCTTTTCCTCAAAAGGTATCGTGACCTGGAGTAAAAGCCTTCCTTGGTAAAATTGACACAACGATGTGTGATTGAAAATACCATTGCAAATACTATGTGATATTCGCAGCGATATTTTGAATGTGCAGTACTTTTTATCTCGTTTTTCATTTGCCAAAAACCTCCTTGTTTTTTATAGCAATGCGGTCGCCAAACCACTACTATTTTACAACAAGGAGGTTTTTATATACTAAAGTTTTTTTCTTCCCCCAGTAGAACTGGGGGTTTATTTCTACGCATAAATGCACCAACCAAAAAGGGAAACTCCTTCTGTTAAGGAATTTCCCTTTTTTCTCTTATAAGCACTCACCGTTTCACATGCCGACGGATGGCATCCAGCAGCTCCTGCTCCTGTATGGGCTTGGAAAGGTGCTCCACCATACCTGCCTCTCTGCTTTGTCTCACATCGTCATAAAATGCGTTTGCCGTCATGGCAAAAATGGGAATCTCCGCCGCATCCACACGGTTCGTTGCATGGATTTCCCTTGCTGCCGTCAGCCCATCCATCACAGGCATCATCACATCCATCAGGATGACATCAAAGGTGCCCGCCGCCTTCGTACGGAATACATCCACAGCCTCCTGTCCGTTATATGCCGTTGTTACAGTGATTCCTGCCTTTTTCAACAGGAACTCCGCAATCTCCATATTTAACTCGTTATCCTCCACCAGCAGCACATGCACGCCCTCCAGAGAAGCAGCATCGGCAGGCTTTGCGTCCTCTTGTGGCTCCGTATAATCAACATCTATTCGGAATGGAATCGTCACAGAAATTGTTGTGCCGACATTCTGCTCACTTTTCAGAGAAATCGTGCCCTCCATCAGCTCTACCATCTGCTTCGTGATGGCAAGTCCAAGCCCCGTACCGGTAAAGGTTGTCCGTGCGTCCGTATTTTCCTGCGAAAACGGTTCAAAGGCATGCACGAGAAATTCCCTGCTCATGCCGCGCCCCGTATCCGTACAGGTGAATTTTATCACCGCGCGCCCATCGGAATACGAAACATCCTCAGAAGCAAACGTGACTGCTCCGCCTGCGCGGTTATATTTCACCGCATTGCCGCCGATATTCTGCAAAACCTGTTTCAGATAAAGCGGACTGCCAATCAAATGACGATATTTATGCTTCCCCATCTGCATCTGAAAATGGATGGCATATTCCTGCCCCTGCATCTCAACGATACTCGCTGTTTCTGTCAAAAGCTCAATCAAATCAAACGGCTTATTTTCCGGTTTCATTTCACCGGATTCCAGCTTGTTCATATTCAGCACATTATTAACCAGCTCCATCAGAAAGCCGGATGCCTGCATTACCTTATGACGGCACTCCGCCTGCTTTTCCATGTCATCCGCATAATACTCGGCAATCGCAGTCACGCCCCGAATCCCATTCAGCGGCGTGCGAATATCATGGCTCATGCGGCGTAGAAAATCCGTCTTTGCCATATTGGAGGTACGCAGCTCACGCCCCTGCCGCTCCAGATAATTGATGTAGCTTCTTGTCACTCGCGTGAGCAGCAGGAGTGCCGCAATCAGAATGAGCGCAAATTCTGCCATAGAAAGCGGTAAGGTTTTATTCGCGGCACGAATTTTATAAGAAACGAGAATATCATATTCCCCCATTTTTTCATAGACAACATAACGGCTGCTGTTATGGAACGAAACCGTTTTCTGATAGCGTTTTCCTTCCTCCAGAGAATCCTGTATTCTGTCTTCAGGAAAAATCTCATACCCCAGTATATCATCATTCGTTGCGGCAATCACCGTTCCTGTCGCATTCTCCACAACATAAATCGACATACCTTCAACCAGCGGCAACCGCCCCACAATCTTGCTGATATCGCTGCTCTGCATCCATTCCAGCAATCTGTCCGGCGTTACGCCAATCTGCACCAGTGCATTGTCATTTTCTGCCCAGACCATCGCATACATCATAGGCTTGCCCTCTGCCGTATTCGGCGTTACATCCTGGCAAAGGGAAAGCGTGTGGTCAGAAAGCATAGGCTTGAAAAAACCGATCTGTTCCCCTGAATCCATTGTAAAGCCATAATATTTAGGGACAGATCCGTTAATGATTTTACCTTTTTCATCAAACACATGCACCTCGTCCACCCCTAACAGCTTCGCCAGCGCAACAAAATCATCTGCCTCCTTGTAATCCTCCCAGCCATGTGTAATATAATCCGCCGCGATATTCGCCCGAATAGTATATTCCTCCTTCAGCGTATCCTCCAGCTGCTGAAAGCTCCTTTCATTTTCCGTAATCAGTTCCTTCATTTGATCCAGCATCAGCCCGCAGGACTTCTGCGCATTTTGCCCGTTGTTCGCGTACTGCAAAAGAGAGCAGCCAATAAATAAAAACAGAAAAATCAGAAGTGCCGTGATATTCATACGGTGTGATCTGCGTTTCTGTCCCATATCTGCCTGATTTGTCTGCCGGTCTCTCTTTTTTTCAATCCTTCCACTATCTGCCATGTTTTTCTCCTCATTGCATAAGCCCGTCTGTATCGAATCCTGTTTCATGGATATCTCTCAAATTATCATAACACGCTGATATTTTATTTACAACTTTTATTCATAAATCCGAACTATTGGCTCATTATATACAGCAGCAATCAGGGCAAAGCTCTCTGTGCAGCGGATAAAGGGCATCCCAATAAAGAAAACATTCGCATATTTTAACAAAGCCTTATTCTGGAGACAGCCGTTAAGCGTCACTATCTAACCCCAAAAATCATCAGAAACATCCGAAAAACGTTGATTTTAAGGGCTTTCTAGGTATCATTTATGACTATGTAAAATTTATCGCATTTATGCAAAACTTGTCCAATGGTGGCAAATCGGTGGCAATGCCACCCACGCGGTATCGGTATAATTCTAGGTCAACTACACACGGAGTTTTTACAGGAGGTAACAAACATGAAGAAAATCGAAGGTTTATATCGCAGCTACTGCCACGAAAGAGAAATGGAAGTGCAGGAGTATCACACAGGAGGGAACAGGATGAAAGAATTGCAGGAATTTTTGAAAAGCAAGCTCAATGCGGAAGATTATTTCACAGCAGAAGAAATCCTGAATAATCTGATTGCCGAGACGGAAGAAAAAGGCTTTGCCGCAGGTGCCAAATACACCGCTAGTCTTGGGAAAGAATTGTTTGCAGAATAAAAAAATTTGCCCCTCGAAAGAGGGGCTTTTGTTATTAAAATTTCTCCCTTTTTAATACTGTTTCAGTGCTTCTTCCACTCAACTTATCAAAATTCAGTGTTTTGTAGCAAGTTAAAATGTTCCTTTCGCAAAACCTTCCAAAAGCATATTTATCGAACACTCAATAATTCCTAATTATCAACTCCTTAAAAACCTTCTCACCGCCAATAGCTACTCCGAGATTATTAACCCGCTCAACCTCTTCAATATGAAATCCCTCATACAGATTCCGCACAAACGCATCATCATTATATGTAAGAATCCACTTTCCTTTCAGATTATATAACATTTCTGCCAATTTTCGATGTTCAGTTTCTCCAAAATCATCCTTCATCTGATAGAACTTTTCCGTTCCATGATAAGGTGGATCTATAAAAAACAGCGTCCTTTCGGAATCATGAATCTGTAGAATTTCATCAAAAGATTTATTCTCAATCAGTACCTTGCTTAATCGTTCATGCACCGCCTGCAAATTTTTTATTGCAGATACATCCTTAAATCCAACTCCAAATGTAGACACCTTAGATCCATAAGATGCTTTAATCAAATAAAACATTCGTGCCGCTCTCTGCAGTTCTGTCATTGTTTCCGGTTGCATCCCCTGTTGTCGGAAAAATTCTTCTCTGCTGTTTAGCATAAAACTGAGCTCAGCTTGCAACGCCTCTGGATGATATTTTACCATCCGAAAAAGATTCACCAATTCTCCATTGATATCATTGTATACCTCTTTAGAATGAGGTGTTTTCCCGAATAACACCCATGCTGCACCGCCAAACGGCTCAACATATTTTTCTATTTCTTCTTTCGGAAATTTCTTGATAATTTCCTTTCTAAGCAGCCTTTTTCCGCCTACCCAAGAAATAAAACTATTCATATTGATCTCTCCTTTCTCTGTTCATCATCCCACAAAGAAAGTCTCTTATAGTCTCAATTTTTCACAAAAAAAATAAGGGGACGGATAACCGCCCCCTACCATTTTCGTGACCTCACGAAAAAGCTTATTTCTTCGTCAGCACAGCCACATTCCCCTTACTGGTAACACTATACCCGATAGCATCCGCCACATCCCGAATCTTGATATAATTTGTCCCATCCTTCAGGATCCGTTCAACCGTGTGTTCCTTGCCATTGATAATCATTTTGCATTTTTCTACCACTTCATCATCCCTCATTTCGTATTGAAATACATCCTCAACCAACAGCCAATGCGTGAATTTATTGCACCGCAGGGGAACTTCTCGCACGCCGTAAGCACTGCCGTCAGCGGCTATGTAGTAGGGGTAGCCATTCTTCATCCCGGTGTAGACCCCGATATGCCCCTGCATCCAGACCAACGCCCCGATGGGTGCTTTTTCGATGGTGGAAATGGGGTTGATTTTGGTTGCCCTCGCCTTCCACTGGCCCGAACCGAGCGTCACGCCGCACGCCCACGAAATCAGTCCGCTGCAATCCACGCAGACCCTGCCGATTTTATCCCTATCGCTCAGCCAGACCATTTTCCCGTAGGTATTTTTCAGAAATTTATAGTTCTGCTCCGTCATAACCTTGCCCTTCATACCGTAAACATAGGGCGTGCCGATTTTGGAGCGGCAGAAGGCTACCAGCTCCTTGCCTGTCATTTTTTTCGCCATATAATCACCCCTTTACAAGCTCTCTGACTGTTTTATTCTCCTTCAGTAGCTTTCGCATTTCCTCCAGTGCCTCATCCACCCACAGGGAGAAGGTGTCGAAGGATACCGCCATAGCCAATGCAGGAAACCGCTGGATAAAGAGGTCATAGGTCTGCCGCAGTTTCAGCTTGCCTGTGCCGCTCCCCAGCTCCGCCTCTGCCTGTGTGACCGCCCACAGCAGCCATTCCTTCACCCTTTCTCTCTGCTCGGATGTTGGCATTTTCAGAAACCGCCCGATGCACACACCGACCATCCCTGCAACCGCCATCAACGCAACCACCAAATACCAATTTTCCATTAAAAACATTGTTCCTTCCTCCTTCTTTCTTTTATATAAAAAAGCGCCCGATTTCTCGAACGCTCTTTCTGTTTACTTTGCGTTTATTCTTCTTTTTCTTCCTCTCGCCGTTCCTCCGCCCTACGGTCGGACGCTGCGTTATTCCGATCGAAAATTTTCATCAGACCACAGATACCTAATTCCGTACCGAACAGCAACAGTGCAGATGATACGATGGATGAAATGTCAACGCAGAAGCACGCCAAGATAATACCCACAACAACAACGCACACACAAAACGATAGGGACAAAACCACTATCGTTGTCATGGTATCGTTATTGATTTTAAAACGAATTCGTCTGCGTTTTTTCATCATAAACCGCCACCGTTCAGCAGAAACCCGATTACCGCACCGACAACCACCGCAATCACCTTATCAATCAGCCCATCCCACCGCTTTGCCGGTTTAGAGACCAACTGCTTCACATCGTCCTTGATTTCCCCGACATCCGTTTTGATATGCTCCTGCTCGTTCTGCAGGACGGAGAAAGCCTTCGTCAATCCGTCAAGGTTGTCCTGCCGCTTCTCCATGCGGTCAATCCTCTTGTGTGCGGATTTCGTGCTGTCCAGTGCCTCCTGCACCATTTTTTCTATTGCTTCCATGCTGTCATCCCCTTTCTCAACTCTGCACCTGTGCCGCTGTGACATGGTGCGGATTGTTAAAATCGTTCAAATGCTGTTGGAGCAGTGTCATAACCGAGGCGGCATTGATGTACGCAGAGGACGCAAGCGAACCGCTTTTCACGCCACTGGTAACGGATGCCGCAAGCGTGGGGATGAAGTCCCCCAGCTCCACCTCGTTGTACTGCTCCAAAAGGCAATCCCATTCGTAGGAAATAACCTTCGCCTGCTTCTGAAAGCCCATTTTGGTATTGATAACTATCACCATATCCCCCAGAAAGACCTCCTCCAGAACGGCATACTCCCGATATTCCACCGTCTTTTCCAGTGCCACGAAGTCCACCTTGATGTTGATGCTTGGAATATCACAGCCGCCGTCAAGCAACGCCTGTGCCTCCTCCCGCACCTCGGAGAGCGTCTTATTTTCATCCTCTAGGGTATAAATCTTCGGGTAGATATAATCGCCCAGATGGGGGCTTTCGAGCGTTACACTGCCGTTCTTGCCGTAACAGACAATGCGTGTTTTCACTTCGGATTCATCCTCTGTGACCTCAAGCCCGACAAGGTTTTTCCCATAGCGAATGGAAACGCCCTTGTCCTGCCCCAGAGCCGCCTTGACGGACACCCGAAAGCCATCCCGCAGCAGCTCGCCGCCGTAGCCCTTGACAAACGAGGTTGCTTCGTCATCATCCGATAGCAACGCCTGTACGGGATTCATGCGCCCCGTTGCGAGCGTGCCTGTCAGCGAAATATCCGTATCAAAGGAAAATGGCATGGGATAGGCAAACGCCGCCTGCATGGCTGCCAGAGCCGCCGTAGCCGTACCGCTGTGGCTGATTGGTTCGCACTGGTTGTCCAGTAAGTCATAAAAAATATGCCTTGCGTTGACCGCAATCTCCTTCATGCTCGGCTTGACGTAATAAATGCGGAACGGCTGTTTTCCTCTTGGCGTGGATGCGTAGAGAATTCGCCCCCGTTCAATGCGTTTCCACTTGCCGCCCTCATCATACGGGTGCTTCAGCTCCAGTTCATACGCCCCGTTTAATTCCTCCGTGACAATACAAGAGCCGGGAACCAATGTCCCCAGCCCGATTGTGTCAAATGTCTTTGCTGTTTTTTCGTGAATGGTAATCATAATATCACTCCATCATACCAACCAACTCTTGATACTGCTCCTCTGTGATGCGGTTCGCCATCAGAAATACATCTAATTTGTTCATCATATCCTCTTTGTTGTATGCCCCTCTGCTAATCAGTTTTTTCAGTCTTGCGTATGTCATAATATCTACTCCTTTCAAATTTCCAATTCCTTCATGCAAACCAAATAGTCTACATTGATTGCAGTGTCTAAAATTGCCTGTTCGGTTTCTGTCAGCGGTGGTTCTTCCTGTGGTTCGATGTCTACGTATTCGATACAAATAGTACCATTTTCGCTGAGGTAAAATTCTTTCTCCTTACCTTCGATATAGTCGCCCATAAAAAAGTTGAATTCACCATTATAATGTTCGACTACACCTTTTATAATTTTTGAATCATCATCAACTATGTCGTAAAATTCAATTTTTCTATCCTTGTTTATATGCAAAAGCATTGACAATCCTCCTCACTGAAAAGAAGTCCCTATAACTTCACACTTTACATCAAAACTACTAGCAGCGTTACTATTTCTCTTTGTTGTAATTTTTATAGTAGACCCTTTTTTCAATAATGGCATAAAGTTATTATTACCTGTGGATGTTGCATCACCAAGGCTACCAATAACAAAATCTCCCAAAGGAGTCGCATATAGTACCCTGCACTGATTATATTCGATGGTATTAAGTGCATAAGTTCTTCCGACAAGTTGGATTTCACCTTCTGCGACTGTATTGCGCGTATTGTTGTTCGAATATACCGTCACCGCTATATGAGACAAATACATATCTTTGTCTATTGTCAATGCAAATGTTAGAAGTGTATTAGGCGAATCTGTAATATTATGTTGTTTCTTTTGCGATATAACGACTTTTTCTGGAACAGTTATACAATATTTTGAAAATTTTTTATCGGAATTTAAGCAGCCAAACACCGTACTATTCCCACTATCTCCAGACGTACCAATCAAATCAAGTACGCCCTGCACAGAGGAATTAGCAATAGCTTTTTCAAGCAACCCTTTCAAATCAGTATCCATATATTTTGCCAGATACTCCACGCCCTGCCAGAAGGTTGCAATATCCCTCGCATCCGCAACCGCTCCTTTTTTGCCGAAGGAGGAAACCATATCTGTCATTAAGGCGTATGCTTCATACAAATTTTGGAACAGCACCACCAGTGTGCCGTATTCATTCGAGGATTCTACAGAGCTGTTCCCTAACAGCGTTTTCGTCACATAAATTTCAAATACCTGCGTAGACAAAATCTCTGTGTTGTCCTTCCAAACGGAAATCTGTGTCTGCAAATGCCCCATCCGTGCCAACGCCTCTGTTGTCATCAGAAACTCGCATCTGCCTGCGGTTGCATCCGTAATCACACCGTCATTCCAGATTTCGCCGCCGTTCTCCGGCTTTACCATGAAGATTTTTACTTCATGCCCCGTCAAGTTCAGAGGCACGCCATTGTTGAACAGGGACACATCTAAGTATCGACTGTTGCTGTCCCCCTGCACCTCTGTGATAATGCTGTTCGGCTTTTTGTTCACATCAATTTCCAGCCGATTATACGTTTTTGCCATTTTTTCACTCCTTCCAAAAAATCCGCATCAAAAAAGCACATCCGTTTTATTTTCAGATGCGCCTTTCTTGACAGAATATCTTTCTTTTGTTATCATAAGCATAAGAGAAGGATTGCCACCTTTCGCAGGGCGGCTAGTCCAAGTAGTTGGTTTTAGCCGTCTAACTTCGCAGGTTAGGCGGCTTTTTCATTATTTCTTGTTCTGAAACAAGGAAATAACTCCGATGATTACTAAGCAAAAAGTAAATAACCCTTCGTATGTAACCATAAGCGTCACCTCCTTCACGGGAAGTGACTAACCGCCAGTTGGCAATCCTTCATTTATACCATACCATAAATTTCATTTTTCGACAACTACAGCCATCTCCAACGGGGCTGTATTTTTATTTTGCTGACATTCCCCGTCCAACTGATTTCGTTTTTCCCTACCTCAAATCTCGGAAACTCCGCACCGCCGTATTTGTCGTTCTGGTTGGTGTTGCCCTTGAACACCTCCATCATTTCGCTGTCAATGGTGATGCTTTCCTGCACGCCGTACAGGGGGAAATCCGCCCCATTGACAGTAAGCGTAATATCCCCACTGCCGTAAACCGTGATAATCGGTTCGCTGTAGACTGTGCCACTATTGCGGATGGTGGTCGGGGCGGTCAGCTCCAAGGCATCCCCTGCGGCGTTGACGCTGTATTTGAATGGCTGCGTATCCATCACAACCTGAAATTTCTGGAACACACGCATCATCTGGGCGATGCTGATTTTATTCGCAATCGTCACACGATACACCTTATCCGGCTCTGTGGAAAATGTCATTTCCCCACTGCCAACAAGCCATGCTGTGATTTCGTCCAGCTTTGCACGCTTTATCAGGGCGCACTCCATCGTTCTGTCATAGCTTTCATAAACGCCTTCATCTGTATGTAAAGAGCCGTTTCGCCCTGCTACGGTAATGCTCTCTATCCGCCGCTCCGCACGCACCGTTTCCGGCATAGCGGTCACAATGACTCCCTTTTCTCGGCTGTCAATGCCCTTGAATGTAAACCACGCCTCATGAATCATGCGTTACCACCTCTCCCCGCGCTTTGCTGTCTGCGGAGAAACTCAATCTGCTCTGCGACAACTCTCGCCTCTCTTTCGCTATTCACACTGTCGATATGCACATTGATGTCCCCGTAGGTGTAGGTCTGAGATTTACTGATGCCGCCCGTTGCCGTTTCCGTTCTGGGCGGACGTGCAACTGCGTCCATGCTGTTCTGTACCGTCCGCATCACCGATTTCATTTTATCTTTGATGCCGATTTCGTAGCCCTCCATGGAATACTCGCCGAAGCCTTCAAAAACCTTAGAGGGCGAATGAATGTCCAGTTTAGACTTCGCTTTCGCAATCGCCGCCGCTACCACTTCTGCAACTGCCTGAATTACGCCACTCCTTCCGTTCTCAATACCATCGGCAAGTCCTGCCATCATCATTTCGCCAACATTGACATATTCAACACGAAAACCCGTCATAACCTCGACAAGCCTCATTTCAAGTGCCTGCACATATTCCGCCAGAACAGGCTCCTGTGCCTGCAAAGATGCAACAATCTGTTTCATAGTTATTCCCTGCGTATTTTGGCTTGCGCTCGCAACGGCTCCGGAGACAGCACTTATGGCATCCGTTTTACCACCGGCAGCCATGCCCTGTGCAAAACTCTTTGCCGCTTCTGTCCCTGCCTGATACAGTTCATCCTTGACCTCTCCGAGGGTCTGCGGCAGCTTTTCGGTGTAGTTCTGTTCCAGTGCATCAAATTCACTTTGGTAGAATTTTTTCGCCGCATCTGCCGCCAACTGCTGTTTTTCTTCGTATTTTTGGATGTATTCCTGCAATTTCACATCAGACATACGAGAGAGCTGATCCATGTAGTCCAGCGCATCATCCACGCTCATTGCGGAGATTTCACTCATTAAGCCCCCGGACAAGCCTTTTGCCTGCATTTCTTCAATCGCATTGCTGTATTTCTGAATCTTTCTGATTTCTGCATCCAGATCCCCAAGCCGGAATATCTCCTTATCATCCTCCGTTTTCACGCGTTCAAACAAAGAACCGTAGTCGGCCAGTTTTTCCTGTAAGCTGGTTTGCTTGCTTTCAATCTTGGAAAGTGCCGATTCATATTCTTTCTGAAAGGTCTGCAACGCAGAAAGCCGCTCCTTCAGCTTTTTCTCCTCTGCTGTTTTTGCGGCATCCTCCTGTTTTTTATTCCAGTCGTTTTCCAGCTTTGCAATTTCTTCCTGTATCTTCTGCCGATTCTTCTTTTCTGCCTTTTTCAGCTCCGCACGCTTTTTCGCAAGGTTGCTCTTGTATTCCTTCAATTCCTCGGCGGCTTTCTTTTCCTCCGATTTCTTCTGTAAGGCTTCAATTTCGCTGTTGGTTTTCTCTAATTCGCTTTTCAGCACATCCCCAACCTTACGGGCAGTCTGCTGTGCGAAGGCTACCATGGAATCCATCCTCTCTGCCGCCTCTGCAATGTCCTCTGCCATCTTTTCAGCCGCTTCGACCGCCTCGCCTGTGCCATCCTCGATGCCGACAGCAACGCCGGCAGGAATCTGTTTACCGACCTCGTCACGCATGACGCGGGAAGGGGATTTGATTTTAAAAATAGCTTTGATTTTTTCTTTCAGCGTGGTGCTAATTTTTTCTGCCGCAGAAACCACTTTATCCATGGCATCCTTAGAAAGCAGACCATTCGCAAAGCCCTTTGTACAATTCGTTGCCAAATTTTTCATTTCAGATTCGGCTTTTCCCATTGTTACAATGCCTTTGTCCTTCATTGTAGCAACAGCATTTGCATATAGCACAGCATTTTCATCTACTCCGGCTTTCAACGCCTTCGGGACTTCCCTGCCCGCATCCGCATACGCCTGTACCGCATTCAAAAAATCATCCTTCGTGGACATTAAAGCATCCAATTCCGCCTGCCCGATATCATAACCTGCATCCTGTGCCATTTTCAATCTGGTTGCAAAATTTCTCGATGTGACTTCCAGTTGCTGATCCAGCTGGTCCTTTGTTTCATCTGTCACTCTTTGCTGTTGATATACATACTCATTCAGCCCGTTTTTAATTTCTTCCAGACTGTTAGACTGACTCAAAGCCAAAAGGCTGTTATATTCATCGATGTCCTGATAGGAGCTGCGCAGAATGTCGGTCTGCTCTGTATAAAGCCCCTCCATTTCCGCAAGGTCATCCTTTACCTGCTGCAAAGCAGACATGGCTTTTGTCTGTTGACCTGTGCTGCCGTTCATCAGCGCGTCTTGAAGCTCTTTCTCCTTTTCAATCAGCTCCTGTTTTTTTGTGGCAATATCATCCTCCAGAGTTATAAGGTTCTGCATTGCCTCTGCTTGGTTCTGGATTGCCGCCGTATAAGCCTCCTCTTTTGCGTTCAAAAGGGCATTGACACGCTTCTTTTCCATTAGCAAATCCAGATTATCAGCTGTCTGCACATACGCCTGTCCTTCCTTTTCCGTCAGAGAAATTGCATTCGGAATCACGCTGTTGATCTGCTCCGCCAGAGCCTTGGCTCTGTTTTCGTAGCCATCCTTTACCTGTCCATTTGCATCGCAAAGCTGCTGAAGTTGACGAATCAAGCTGTCTGTGTAATCCATTTCAGAAAGAGATTGATTGATGCTTTCCTGCGCCGTTTCCTTCATGCTCTTGCGTGCCTCTGCCTGCTGATTGATGGAATCTGTTGTTTCCTCCAGACGTTTTCGGAACTCGCGCATCCCCTCGCTTTCTTCCTCTGTCGCAGAAAGCAGAGAAACCAAACCGATGGTCAGTGCCGCCGCGCCTGCAATCAGAAGTCCAAGCGGACACGCCGCCACCACAGCGTTATAGGCAGTCTGTGCCGCAGTCATGAGGGCAATTTTGCCTGTTACCACGCCAACCACAATCTCTTTTGCGCTCAGCGTAGAGGTCAGCAGTAACTCCGCATTTCGATTGACTGCCAAAGCCGCTGTATAAACACGCACTGCCTTTTCCGCCGCCTGCCAGCTTTTCACTACCGTAGAAAGACTTTGCACTGCCTTAAAGGTTCCGATTGCCGCCGCCGCTGTCAGCGTTACATTCTTAATCTCCTTTGTGTGTCTGAGCATAGCCGCAAGGGCGTTGATTGCCTTCGGCAGAGCCTTCACCGCCAGAGCGGTTGTTTCCTCCATGAAATGCCCTGTGCTTTCCGCAAGGTTATCCACACTTTCCGAGAGTTTTCCACTCCGCAGATTTCTTGCAACCTCATCCACCGATGTGATAGCGGTTTCCGCAGCCTCTTTCATAGGGGTTTCAAATTTTTCATAGACCTGTATACCAAGCCCTTCCAGACCACTGCCGAGAATCGTCATCTGCCCCTTGAGGTTGTCCATCTGCACATCTGCCATATCCTGCATGGCACCGCTGCTGCTTGCAATGGATGCAGAAAGATTATCAAACTCCGCACCACAACCCGCAAGCATTGCCTCCGCACTTTTCAAATCTACTTTATTGAAAATATTATTCAGTACATTTGTTTTTTGCTCTTGGCTCATGCTTTGCATTGCCGCGTCCAGCTTTTTGAAGGTTTCATTCAGAGGATTCAGATTCCCTTCCGCGTCAAATGCAGACACACCAAGGCTTTTCAGCGTTGCCGCCGCTTTATCTGTCGGTGCGGATAAGGATAAAATCATGTTTCTCAGAGCCGTACCGCCCTCTGCACCCTTGATACCTCGGTTCGCCAGAACACCGAGAGCCGTATTCAGCTCTACTGTGCCGCCTGCAAGGTTCTTCGCCGTACCACCAACGGTCAGAATTGCTTCGCCAAGCTGTGCCACGCTGTAGTTCGCCTTACTGGATGCCCTTGCCATCTGGTCTCCGAACTGTGTCAGATTGTCCGCACTCGCCTCGATGCCCAGAGCCGCCATTGCATCTGTCGCAAGGTCAGAGGCATACGCCAAATCAAGTCCGCCTGCCGCTGCCAGATTCAGCACAGAGGGCAAAACCTCTGCGGATGTGCCTGCGTCATACCCCGCCAAGGCAAGATAATTCAGAGCATCCGCCGCCTGCGTGGCTGTAAATTTTGTAGTTGCGCCTGCGTTCTTCGCCGCTGTTGCCAGCGTTTCATAAGCCTCACTGCCGTTGTGGATTTCCGAAACGCTCATCCCCATGGTTGCCGCTACTTGCGACATGGATTCCTCAAAGTCACTGCCAACCTTGATTGCCGCTATGCCAAGCCCCGACAGCGTACCCACTGCCGCCGCTGCCGCAGAAACCGCCGCTTTCATGGCGGCTTTTATACGGACGGAGCTTTGTTCGGTCTTATCTAAGTCCTTTGACAGTGCATCCGAGCTGTTCCCCAGCTCCTGCATTTCCTGTTCCATGCGGTTCATTTCTGTAGTTGTGCGGTTCATCTGGGTTTGCAGGTCATTCACAGTCTTAACCTGTCTATTGTAGGCATCCTGCGCCTTTCTGGCCTCCTCACTGTTCTCCCCGAATTTCTGCTTGGATTTTTCCAGCTCATCCGACAGGGTTGCAAGTCTTGCCTTTGCACGCTCGCTCTGGTTTTGCAGCAGCTTCATTTTCTCCGCCGAGGCATTGAGGGAACGCTTTAAAACATCACCCTTTGCCGTTACTGCGCCTTCGCTGTTCTCCATGCCCGAAAACGCAGAAATTACGGATTTCATTTCACTGCCTAAGTTTTTTAATTGGGAATTGATTGCAGATAGGCTCGACCGAAACGCCGCCTCGCCGTCAATGCCAATCTTTGCACCAATATCCGTTCCCATCTCGTCACCTCCTTTTTTTGCATGAAAAAAGCACCCAAATGATTTGAGTGCTTTTGAATCCTATTTTATTTTGCTGTAAATTTAATAGTCAGCGAACCACTGACTTGTATCTTTTCTCCTTTTTCCAAGTCAAGATTACTGTACGATTGAATCGCACTGTCGCTGTCGGCAAAGGTTTCAATCATCCCATTTGTTATACAGTTTCCTATTCCGGAAACCCATTTTACATCATATCTTCCGGCAGGAATGTCCTCGCCAACATAATAATTCCCCGCTGAAAAAGAAAATTCCTCCCCTTTTTCAACTGTATTCGCAGTATCGGAATTATCGCCATCTGTTTTGTAACAATAAGCCATTGCTTTAACCATGCAGTCCGGATTGTACGATGCAACTATAAAGTTGCTCATTTCATTGTACCCCTTGTAATCTGCATATACGCATACATACTCTCCGACCTTTGGCATCTCTGTGAAGAAATCGAAAAAATTTTCATCATCAAAATCTTCCAAGTCCTTTACATCTTTTGCCAAAATATATGCACCATTAGTAACCAGAACATCACCGTTTTCCGTTCTGACAAAGAAGCATGGCATCGGCGTTTCATCATCAATCTCATCAATGGTCTTAACTCCCGTAACTTCACCAATAAATTTATATGGTGTACCTTCCATATCCTCATGTGTTCCCGAATACAGGGATGCCGGCGCTTCTTCTACATCATCAACACCTTCCATATAGTGGATTGTTGAAAACGGATAATAACCATCAATCTTTCTTACATCAGCAGTTTCTTTCTCTGTCTCTGTTTCTGCCTGTTCTGTTCCGCACCCTGCGGCAACGCCCATCATCAAGCAACCACATAATAAAACAGCCAAAAATTTTTTCATACTACCCCTCCTGTGTCATATCGTGCCATTTTTCTAAAATTTATCACATAACACGACGTATATCAAGAATATTTTCACGATTTTACACAAAATCCATCAGCCGCCAGAATTCCGCTTCCTCCTGTGCCTTGGATTTTTTCATTTTTGCGCCTTCGTTTCTAATCTGCTCCACAGCAATCAGGTCGCACAATTCGCCAAAGGGAAGGGCATAGGCTGTCTCATAGGACAGCCCGATTTTCAATCCGTACCAGATGCACCACCCGACATCTGATTCTGTCGAGTGGTCTCCGCGTTTTTTCCTTCTTCATCTTCTGTTTCAATCCTTCTTTCGCTGCCGTCTGCAATCGTTTCAAAGATTTTAGTCTGCATATCCAGAAGATCATCCATGCCACATAAATCATAAAGCGCATCATAGCTCAGAGGGGGCGGTGTGCTGATGCCTTCCATCTTGGCATATTTCGCCCCTGCATCCATCATGGCAGACAGCAACCAGAAGCTCTCATCCATTTTCTGCACCTCTGTCCCCTCCGTCAGCGCCTTCCCGATATTTTCCGCGTTCTCGTAGCGTTCCGAACAAGCACGCATCACGCGAGCGGAAAAGCACAGCAGATATTCCTTTTTGTTAATTTCAATTTTCGCCGTTCTCATACGTTTCTTCCTCCGTTTCCTCCGTCAGATTTACCGTTTCTTCTCCCCCGTCATGCTCGGCTGTCATGACGGCATTCATTGCTCCCCCGTAATACCGAGGAATTTCTTAATTGCCGCCTCTGCGTCCGCCTCGCTGTCCATAGGGGAGGAAATCATCTTCCACGGGTGTCCTGCGGCATCGCTGCGCAGAATACTACCGCTGATTTCAGGTGTCCCCCATTCGACCTTTTCGCCCTGTGTGGTGAAGGTGTCGTTAGGGTTAGTCGGCTGAATCTTCGGCAATACAACCGCCTGCCACTTGGTTGCACTGTTTTTCTGGATTTTCACAACTGCGCCAAAGCCAAGGTAGGGTGTTTCCTGCTCATCATTCCAGATGTACCATTTTGCATCCTTGGTGCTGACATCCGATCCCGTCATTGCCTGCTCGATAATACCCAATACCTTCAGCATAACATCAGGCAGCAAATCATCCGTTGTCAGCGTCCATGTACCGCCTGCAAAGGTATTCGCACTCTCCGCAGGTCCATTGTCTGCATAAAGGATATTATCATCCGCGCCCTCCAATTCAATGGAAAGCTCTACCGCCTTGCCCATCAGCGCGCCGCCGCTATAATTTACTGTTTCGCCTGTGTTGCTGTATTTTGCACAATAAGGTTTGCTTAAGCCAATCTTTGCCATATCTCCCTCATCCTTTCATCGTTCTTTTGATTTCCGTTTCAAATACTTTTTTGATTTCCGCCTCCGCCTTTGGCTTCGCCGTTTTCAATGCCTTTCGCACAAATGGCGTTTTCTGAGAAAAGCTTGTACCGCTTTCCGCAATTCTGGCAATCAGCGCAAGGGGCATCCCCTTCGGGTGTTTCGGGGTTATCAGGTCACTGTAGCCTGTAAAGCCGACAAGCGTATCAATCCTGTCCCCCTCCGATTGGAAGGGCGCAACGCCCAGTCCCTTTGCAAGCGCCGCCTTCTGTTCGTCCGTGATTCCCTTGAGGTAATGCCCTGCACTGCGGTCATTGTCGGTCGGCAATGCCTCCACAGCGGAGCGGATTTCGTCTGCGGTCACGCCTGCGCCCTCATAAAGCGCCTTTTTCGTGATACCGTCTGCGCTTTGCCGCAGCTTTTCCAGCTGTGCTATGTAGCCATCTAAGCCTGTGAAGGTAAGCTTCGCCATCAGAACACCTCCCACACCCATTCATAATGCGTAAAGCCTGTTTTCTCCTCATACTGCACGCTGTTTAATTCCCATGCAATATAAGGGGAGGCATCAAAAGCCGCCTCCAGCTCCTCCTTCCATGGGTCAAACTCCTGCTTGGTAAAAAGGTCTGTTGTGCCTGTAACGGCTTTCTCTGCATGGGTATCGTCCGCAGTCAAGTCGTTTGCGCCGTCCTCCTGCCAGACAAAATAGCGGTCGGACTTCATGGTTCTTCCGTGCCGCACCGCATCCGTCACAGCAAGGTGTGCCGCTATGATGTGTTCCTGCCAGCTCATGCCATCACCTCAAATTCCTGTTCGATTTTCGCAAGTGCCAGATCCACGCAGGGCGGATAAATCTCCATGACCTTCTGCACCGTATCAATGCGGTATTGCTTTCCTTCTAAAAGTGCCACATCCTGCGGAGAAACCGCCCCCGCAACAGGCACCCGAATCACGCGCACAATCTCCACCTGTGCCTGCTTGCTCTGATAAATGCGGTTAATACCAAGTCTTTGTTCCGCAAAGCGCAGCTTTATTTTTTCTGTCAGCTTTTCCTGCGGCGCATAGCCTGCCTTTGCCGCATCGCAGACAGTGCAGATTGTCACAAGCCCATCATTGAACGCCTGCGTAATCTCATGCTTCGGTCTGTTTGGTGCTTTCCACATACTCTCTCACCATTCTTCCGTTCTGCATATTCAAAATCAATGCCATGTAGTTGTTTTCAAATACATCCAGTGCCTCATCCCTGGCATAGCGTACAAATTCCATCATCAATGTACGGGGAAGTCCGTCCGCATCATAATCCAGAACGCTACCACCCTTTTCGTTCAGATATGCCATTGCGGCGGCAATAAAGCCACGAATTTTGTTATCCGTGGCTTCATCGTCCCATGTAATATTCAAATGGTTTTTGACATCCGCCAGAAGCTCCGCAGAAACACTCTGCCGCTGCATCAGGATTTTGTCACAGTGACGGTATAGGCTTTGGTGGTTGTGCCGTCAGCCGCCGTTACAGTAACCTTAACGGTATTTGCGCCTTCCTTCCACGTTGCCGCAGAGCCGTTGTCTACCTCCGCATCATTTGCCTGTACGCTGATTTCCGCGCCTGCATCAGAGGGTACTGCCGTAATGGTGTTGGTTGCGTTTGTGGTTGCTGCTGTGTAGGTTGCGGTTTCCTTCGCAAAGGCAGGGGACAGGCTCAGGCTTCCAATCTTCAAATCAGACAGAGTGGCATCATTGGAAACCTCCGCAGCAGCTACCTGCTCCACCTTATAGGTCAGAGGCTTGAGGTCTGCAATATCCAGATACAGGAAGGCATTGTTATCCATAGGGAAACCGTTTGCGTACAGCTTGACCAGATAAACCCTGTTATCCTCCAAGAACTGATACTGGTCGGAATAATCAATCTTCCCCTCCTTGCTCATGCCTGCCGCCGCAAAGTATTTCTTACCCAGACCCAGAACCGCCTCTCCACGGCTCAGTGCCGCAGACTGGATAATTGTCATGGGATAAGGCACAACGTCATTGCGATAGGTACCATCGGGAGCCATTACCGTTGTTGCAGGCATCACCCTCTGGAAATAATCCTGCGGATTGACAATCAGAAGGACATTCTCCACCGCTCTTGCCTTCCCGTTGGGGTCTGCCGCAATCAGAGAAATCAGATTGCCGACCGTTTTCACGGAAAGGTCATTTACCTTGATTTTCTCCTTTGCGGGATAAACGCCGCCTGTTACGGTAACGCCATCGCCTACCTGACGCATCATGCCAATAGGCTTTTCATGCCCATCCCCCTTGACAATGCCTGCCTCCAGACCATTCGCCAGTGCTTCATACAGAATCTGTCTAACGTAATTGTCCAGCCATTCGGGGCCCAAGTCCAGCATCGCCTTGCAGACAGGCAGGAAGGCGGACAGCTTCAGCAGGGTTGCATTGACTTCCTTGAAGCCGGAAAGCAGCTCCTTCACAATCGTATCCGTCAGTGCGCCCCACTGCGCCTCCTGCCGTCCGTTTGTGTTCATCAGCATCCTGATTGCGCCGCCTGTGGACAGGAATCCGATATGGGACAGCAGCGGATGCTCCTCTCTCAAGTCATCGAATACGGAATCAATCACTGTCTCCGGCATCACAACATCCAGATTTGCCAATGCCTGCTTGGGGTCTGCGGCACGCATTGCCTCGCCCAGCTTCTGGTAATACTGCTTTTCCTGAGAGGTCAGCTGACGCACACCACGGGAGGTCAGTGCCCTGCTGTCATTCTCCTGTCTGAGCTGTTCGATTTTGTCCTCATAGTCCTGCTTAATGTCCTCGCCGATGCACGCCATCATGTCATTCATGGCGGCGGCAAAGCCCTCCTTGTCATCCTGCTGCAACGCTGTCTGCATTGCCTGTCTGATTTCTTCTCTTGTTTTTGCATCATTGTGTTTCATTTTCTATCACTCCTTTATTTTTCTGCATCAAAAAAGCCGTTCAGCATCGCCATGATACTGTTCGGCTCTTCCTTCTGTTTTGGTTCTGATTTTGGATCACGCTCTCCTTCTCCGGTACACGGCTCTGTCAGCTGACGCAGCTGTGCCACAAGGCTTTTCTGCATTTCAATCCTCTGCTGTACATTCAGATTTGCTTTCTGCATCACGCCTGCAACCTTGGCAGGATCTGCATCCTCCTCCGCAAATCTGTCCGCCAGACCGTATCTGATGCAGTCCTCTGCGGTCAGCCATGTTTCGTCATCCATCATACGGGATAACAGTTCTTCTGTGACCTTCTCTCCCGCCTTCTGCAAATACGCCTGCTTTCCGGCATTGTTGATGATATCCAAATCATCCGCCGCCTTCCGCAGCTCTGTGGCGTTGCCATAGGAGAACATCCACATGTTATGAATCATCATCAGTGCATTTCTTGGCATGATGATTTCATCTCCTGCCATGGCAATCACAGAGGCAATGGAGCAGGCAAAGCCGTCAATGTAAACGGTTTTCTTCGCAGGGTGCCGCTTCAGCTGGTTATAGATGGCAGTACCCTCAAATACAGAGCCGCCGTAGCTGTTGATATACAGCTTGATTTCCGCAATATCTGCGTATTTCGCCAGCTCCTCACGGAAGGTATTTGCACTGGTTTCACTGCGAATCACCTCATCCGTCCACCAATCGTAGCCGTCGCTTTCCACATCGCCGTAAATATAGATTTCCAGTACACCGCTTTGCTGTGCCGCCTGTTTGATTTCCCACATGTTTTTCCTGTTCTTCATGCTTATTCACCTCCCTTCCCATCAACGCGGTGCATCGCACCGTCCAGAGTTTCAAAGTTTTTGGTAACAAAATGCTGATTTGCCCAAGGCTCATTGATTTTCGGCATTCCTGCCGCATCCAGTACGTCATTCACGCAGAACGCCGCAGAACCAATCAGCTTCTCGATATTTGCCGCATTGCCGAACAAATCGAAATGCAAAATTGCGGAGGTATCAATCTGCAAATAGGTGCCATCCTTCCATTCCGAAAAGCCGTACCGTTTGCGGTTGATTTCCTCCGAAAGCTGGTCGCAAAGAGGGTCAATACAAGTGGTCAGCCACCTTGTCATAGCATCCTTAGAATCTGCCACATCGCCGAAAATCAGCACAGGCGGAATCAGAAACCCTCTTGCCGTGAAGTCAAAAATATCATCCACCAAAGCACGAATATCTCTTGTGGAACGCTGTGTATCCGGATTTCCGCCGACATCCTCGTATTTGTACCCGTCAAATTCCGGCAGAACCCCGTTTTCGGATGTCAGAAACGGCTTTACCTGATTGCTTAGCATCTCGCCAAAGACTTCGTTCCACCCCTTCTTGCCGTCCTTGCCGTCACCGATATTCCCTGCGTTTGCAATCTGGCTGACATGTACCTTCAGGTGTCTGCCGCTGCCCCACTCATAATTCTTCATTGCCGCCTGCACCAGTCTTATGTATGACTGATACAGCCCATCCAGTACAGGTCTGATGTCCTTATGGTTCAGCTTGAGATGCAGCACTTCGCTTTCCGGAAATGTCTTTTGATAGCTAACCTCGCCGACAACTACGCCCTGATATTCGTTTTCCTTCCATGGATGCTCTGCGGCTCTTGTAAAGCTGTCCGCAACCGCCAGATATTCCCGTCCTCCTGTTTTTCCGCCGCTGATAATCAGCACTTCATTCTCCTTGTAGAGCTGATAAATCAGCTTGTGCAAAAAGGCAGTACTGTTCTGGTTGGGGTTCGGCTCTACATTCCAGAGGTAATACTCCTCGCCCCTGTTTTCCTCATGCTTTCTGTAGGTCTTGAATGTGCATTTGCCGACTGCATTTGCAATCATCGCCACACAGGTATGAAATGCCAGCTCACGAATACGGTATTCCTCCAACGCCTGCTGTAATTCCAGAGAGGAAATCTCTGCCGTGCCGCCAAGCCCCAGTTTAGATAAAATCCATCGTTTGATACTGATTCCCATTTTCTCACCCCCTTTAAAATACAAAAGCACCCATTGTCGGAATTTGTACAGGTGCGCCATCGCCAAGAACGGATTCTATTGTCATCGCCGCTACAAATGCCATGAAGGCATCATTCTTGCGGCTTTTTGCCTCGATTTTCGCATAGATAAAGTTGCCCGTATCTATGCCCGATTTTATCTTTGTGCCCGATTTTACCCGCTTTGTGTTATTCACGCCCCATCGCAGATGGGGAACATTGCCCCAATGCAGATATTGTCGGTTAAAGCACTCCTGAATCACAGGCTCAATCTGCATAATGTCGGACGGGCGTACCAGCTTGATATTTTTCTGCTCATCACTGAAGCCAATCTTCCGCAGGCTTTCCGCAACCAGCGCATAGCGGTGATGGTCGAGCGCAAGCATTTTGACATTGTACCTCCGCATACTGTCCCAGATGTAATTCGCCAGTAAATCCGGATGAATCCCGACATCATCCACAACCGTAACCTCTCCGCGCTCCGCCCATTCCTTCCAAGGTGCTTTCACACGGTGCAGTGTTTTCGACCTTGCACAAATCCATGCATGATTGATGTCGAACCTGTCCGCACCTCTGCGGAAATGCAAATCCACCGCCGCCCAGTCGTCCAGCTCCGCATAGTCCACGCCTGCAACACAGCTCCACCCCGTCATATCAGGCAGGGGCTTATTTGTTGCCGCTACGTTTTCATATTCCGTAACTGCAATCTCCTTCGCACCGGAACGGATACCCATTCGCTTTGTCATGAAATCCCCGTTCTGCTCGGGATGCTCCAGCCACTCCCTGTATTCATCCTCCACCTCTGCATAAAGCTCCGGAAGATACGGCAGGGACGGGTTTGCCATCTGCCAGTTTTCCGGATGATGCACCTGCGCCTTATCATTCAGACAGCAGATGAAGGGCAGGAAACCGTTGTCCTCCTCACCCTCAAAAAGAATCCTGCGACCTCTCGCTAAATAATCATCCAAAGGACCGTCGGAAATATCGCCGTTTGAGGTAAAATAGCCACGCCTTGGCTGTGCCACCTTGCCTTGCCCTGTGGTAAAAACCTTGATGTTGTCATAGTTTTCATACTGATGCACCTCGTTGAAGATAACCTTGCCGCTGCGCAAACCGTCTCGCCCCTTGGGGTTGTTGGTATGCCCTTTCATGACACCCTTGTTTTTCCGCCCCTGAATGACCTCTTTGGTGTGATAATAGTGTCTGCTCAGCTTCTTTTCCCATTTCGGGTTCTCCAGAACATCCACCAAATCCAACTGCGGTCGCTTCGCTTGGTCCTCATTGTTGGCACAGACATCTACGTCGTAATATTTTACAGGGTTGTAGGGGCTGATGCTGCACGCACCGTCAAAGGCAATAAAGCCATCCTTCCCTGCGCCACGCCCTACCATGGCAAACACAATCTTCCATCTGGGGCGATTGTTGGATTTCCAATAGGTGCAGTCCCATAATGCTATCAAAAACTCCTCCCACGGGAACAGCTTTTCAAAACTGAAATACTTCGCCAAGCCCAAATATTTCTCCAGTTGCTCTGTGTCCACATAGATTTCCTCTGTCTCAAAGCATTTTCGCACATGGGCGGCAAGTGCTTTCTGCTCCTCGCAGGCAATGCCGTTTTCGACAAGCTCAATGTATTCCAAAATATGAGGATTTAACTCACAGCTCATCATCCTCACCGCCTGCCGCAGCCTTCGCCTTAACAGCCTGATCTTTAAATCCGAGTGCCGCCCAGATGGAAAGCATCTGACTGGAAACTCTCGTTGCAATGGTCAGAGATTTGTTATCCGTGGTGCCCTTCTGGTTCTCGCCGTTCTGGTATTCAATGAATACACCACGCTCCGAAATATCATCATTCAGCATCTGTAACCAGCACCAAAGGCGCATATATTCATCCACTTTATCCTTGTATGGCTCCGAAATCAGACCCCTGCTTTCCAGATCATCCTCAAGCTCTTTTTTCAATGCCTTATATTGTTTTGTTTTTTTATAATCCTTCTTTCCTGCCATCCTTTTTCACCTCTTTTTTGCCATCTACCACACCCTCATGCGCGTATTTTCAATTTTTCTGAATTGTCGCAAGTACAACCCGACCGAGCCAAAATGCCAAAAACCCGTTTTTTTCGAGGGGGGGTATCATATTTTTCAAATCAATCCCACCTCTCCTCGGTGATTGGCTTCACAGTCTTTCCGTATCGGTATCGCACCGTCCGCTCCGGATGCAAGTCCTCATGGCACTGCCTGCATACACTGACAAGCTGTCGCTCCTCTCCATCCCAGATAGATAACGCAAGGTCGGGTCTGTCCTTCAGATGCTTGACATGATGCACAATGTCCGCCCTGCGATACCTGCCCTTTCGCTTGCATATCTGACATTCATGGTTGTCCATCCGAAGAACCTCCGCCCGCAGCTGCTCCCAGTCCTTCCAGTGATAGAAGGAATCTACGTTGTCAGCAGAAATCTTCTCCTGTAATTTCAAAAGCTGTTCTCCTGTCATCCGCATCATCCTTCCGCAAATAAAAAATCCCGATAAGCATTGTAGCTATCAGGATTTCTTTTGATTTATTTTGATATTTCTATTGACATTTACTCTTTTTCGTGTTATTATATAAACAGAAAGGAGGTAGTGCAAAATGAAAAAAGACAAAGACTTTAAGCTAAAAATTGTCGAACTTGTAATCCAAGCAGTTATTGCCCTAGCCGCTCTGATTACAGCCATCAAATCTTAGCAAGTTCGGGGAGTAAATCTCCCCTTACTTCTTAGATAAAGTCAATGTCTCATGTTTATTATAACCAACCGAAAGGAGAATGACAATGAAAAATAAAATTTCTGTTTTCTCACTCCTGTTTTTCTTTATCTATGCAATACACGCAGGCTGGACACCTATCGCAAAGCTCCTTGTGATTTTAAATTCCGTCCTTGTGCTTTTGCAAACTACTTTGCAATTCAAGGAGGTTATGCGCAATGTTAGAAGCTGAGTATATCTCTGTTACCCAATTTGCCCAGAAGTTCGGTAAGGATGTCGGCAATGTCCGCAAGCTGATTAAGGACGGTCGCATCCCTGCAATCAAAATCGGGAATCAGTGGGCAATCCCTGCCGATGCCGAACCTCCTGCCGATAAACGTGTGAAGTCCGGCGAATACCGCAACTGGAGAAAGAAAAAGGATTCTTCCGAGAAGGACCGCTGATGCGGTCTTTTTCTTTTCATGAAAAAGGCACCCGTTTCCGAGTGCCCAAAATAGGAGGTAACATGAAACATCTATATTTTCACAATGCCATCATACCACAAAAAAGCTATCATAAACTCTCATGTTCTGTCATTTGAAAATGGGATAATGCTGCACCATGGATTCTGTAAATATGGCTTTCTGCGTAATTCATTTTTACAGCTATCCTCCACCACGAATCCCCCAGTAAATATCTACGTTCCAAAACCTCTTTTTCTGCTTCATCCTGCATCAGCTGCACCTGATTATAGATTTCATTGTATTCCCGGATAGCAATCTCTTTTTCTGCTTCCAGTTGGCTGACAAGTGCATCCAACCTCGCCATATAACCGGACAAATCACTGTGTGCATTTCCCTGTGGCATCCCGTCATGGTTCGCACTCGGAAACATCTGCTGACTGCGCAGCTCCTCAATCTGTTCTTTTAAACGCTGCGCCTTCCGCATGGAATATATGTACCCCTTAAGATATTCCTTTTTCCTCTCGTTTTCCCTTACAATCGCCAAACTATCACCCCTCCAATCTATTCAGCCATCTTGCTTTCTTCCTCCGGATAATATCGTATATCTCGACATTGTCCTCCGCGTCCAACAGCAGCCCCAGTACGTTGTAGACATCCGCAGCTTCTTCCACCAGATTCCGCCTTGCCTCCTCTGCCGTCACAGGCGTGGGGTTGATACCCGTCAACGCTCGCCGCAGCTTCAATGCCGCCTGCGATAATTCCGCACATTCTTCTGCTAACTGCGTTAACAGCTCGTCCTGCGGAATGTGCTGTTTGATTTTCTCGTCAGGTCTATCCATGCTCAATCCTCCCTGCAATTCGGACAGAAATGCTCCCATTCGTCCTCACTCTTGTTATAGTGCTGTCTCCAGCCTTCCTCCTTGATGCCATGTGCACACTCGTGAAAGCTGTTATACTCGTCTGAATACTCATAACAGCAGTCGCAAATAGCATGGTATGTATTGGTTTCTCTGTTTTTCTCAATCATTTCATTACCACCCCTTCGCCTCGTTCACACTCAGCCCAACAATCCCTGCACTTTCCCTGCTGTCTGTTGCACGAAAATGTCCTTTCGGATGCTGTGGATACACAAGGCTCAAATCATATCCGCTTTCGATAAATTTCAATGTAAGCTCATGGTTTGCCGCATTTCCCAATTTGTCATATATCCAGTACATATCAGTTTGTGTGAATTGCGTTCCAAGATACTTGTTGTATCCCTCCAGAAGTTTTTCTCTCCACTCTTGGTTTCTTTTTGCTGACGCATACGGTGCTCCTTTTGCAATCGGTCTGGAACACCATTCTAACAGTTTGCAAATAATATCCGTCTTATCTTTACAGCCTATCGCAGTAAAGTACACATTCCCTCTGTCTGATATAATCAATTCTCCAAACCTGTTTACAAAACTGCCCTCAAAACACTCCATTACATTGAAAATTTCATCAATCATTTTTCCACCCTCATTCTTTTCGCAAGCCAAGATGGTTTGTAATTTTTAAATCCGTTTTCCGCACATTTCTTTACCGCAACCTCCGGGTCTTTCCCGTATAGCTTGCATTCGTCCTTTCCGACGTTTTTACAAATTCTGCAATCAATTTCGAGCATTTTATTATTCCTCCTTTTCTCCAGTTCCGCTTCTGCCTCTTCTCTTGTGAAATACAGGTTCTCATAGTCATACGGTTCCCATTCGTCAGCATACTTGACAGCCTTTACCGATACATCCTGCACCTTGTGCTCGCTGATATAAAAATAGTGGTTCGGTACGGTTTCTTCGAGGATTTCATACACCACATCCCCAACCTTGCGCGGCAGCACCAATAGCCGCCCCTCAACATCCGCTTTCACCATTCGCAGAATGTTTTTATAAAACACCCTCTGTTCCGGACAGAAGTCCATGCCTGCCAGCTTCTTCGCCATTTCCAGCATCCGTTCTTTTGAAATCTCGATATTCATTTATACCTCTCCTATCTTCATCTGTTCCGCCACAGGCGTTTCCCATTCCACACCGATATAGTCCAGCACATGCCCCCAGCCGATATCGTACATCCAGAATTTCCATTCCTTCTCGTTCCGCTCTCGCAAGAGGTCGAATCTATGCGGACGCTTTTCCATGTGTATCCCAAATCCACACATGCTGCAGCCTGTCCGCTGTGCCTTGGTGGTGTAGAGAGTGCCATCCTCTTTTCGTTCAATCGTGCCGTAAATCGCCGGCACAGGCACATCCAGCTCCAACGCCAGCTGTAAAATATCCTGTCTGTTGAAAATCGCAAACGGCGCAGAACGAATCGTGCTCTTGCCAAAATAATTGCATCCGTTGATTTTCAGGCTCTTTGCCCTTCTTCCGCCTTCGGATGCCATCAGTCCAAGATAAGGCACACTGTTGTGCTGCTTCGCCCAATCGTCACAGGGCTTTTCCTTCAAGTAATAACAGCACTTTGCTGATACCTTGAAATCCGGCACGCCGTAGCTCACACCCTCTGTCTCGTTCTCATATCCGCCGAATTTCTCCAGCCATTTCTGCGACAGCTTCATGCGTGAATTTTTCTGGTAGCCACCGTATGCGCCCGTCTCTCCGGTGATAATCGCATGACGCACGGTTTTGTTCTTCTCCGAAGGGTTCTGCAAAAGCTCAATCTTCGACGCAATTTCCTTCGATAACACAGGAAAGCCGAACTCCTGAATGATTTTCGCCTTATTCCAGACCGTGCCGTCCGCCCGCTTCAACGGCTGAACCCGTTCAATCCCAAGCTGTCTATGTACTTCCTGTATACTCCTGTCCTCCAGATGGGACACGCTGATGCCGGGTACATAAATTCCGATGCTCCGCAGGAACAAAAATAGCGTAATGCTGTCCAATCCTCCGACCGATACATGGCAGTTCAGCCCTCTGGCGCAGCACTCGTTGTAAAATTCCCACGCCCTGATGTAGGCGTAGTTCTTTTTAAACTCGTAGTCCATTTTCATTTTTACGTTGAAGTCCGCCATCTTCCGCTCCGCACCAATGGCTTCCATCCGCTCTAATACATTTTGCATTTCTATCTCTCCTTAAAACGGCAAACCGTCCTCCTTCTGAGCATATTCTTTCAATCGGTTTACTGTTTCTCTCAACCGGTTAATCTTTTCTTCAAGTATCGCTCTCATTTTCCTTACCCTTCACACAAAATCACTTGTCAACATTCCGTCTCGTATCAGCAGGAAAATAATGTCCAAATATGTCCGTTTATCACTGTATTTACAATTTGCTTTGCTATGTATTCTTTGGTCACTGTCTTTCCAATCATTCACATCAAAACATACATCACTGACAAAAAGCATTTTTACACCCCTTGCCACGCAAAGGTAGTAACAACCATGCTTTCCATATTCGCCTCTGCATTTCCTAAATCCATATTTTTCAAATTCCTCCGCTTTCACTGTCGGTTTCAGCATTAACTTTCTCCTCCATTCAGTCTGTCTATGTAGGCGGCACTATTTTTAACACCATGATTGAGCGTCAGAATGGCAAATCATCCTCTACCTCAACCACGATATATCCGGGACACCTCACCGTTCCCTTTTTCCATCTGGTAATCGCGCACCGTATATTTTCTCTCTTTGCCCCTCTTAGCCTTGCCAGCTCCGCGGGGCTGTCCGCCACCGCCAGCGGCAGGGAAAGCGTATCCTTCGTCACCGCCATATAAAGCCGTTCTTTTCCTGTTGCCTTATCCTTCATGCCGATACACCTCTTTCAGCCTATCGCAATATCTATCCATCTTTTTCAAATCTCCATCATATAGGGCGGTCTGGATACCTGCGAAAATAGCCTTCTGCTGCTTCACCCGTTCCGCCGTCTCGGCATTGTGGGGCAGGTCATTCTTCCCTTCTGTGATATAATAGGCAAGATAGGGCTGAAACTGTGTGCGGAGGGCTGTTACAATCTTCTGGTATTCCGTGCCGTATTTCCCCAGTCGCAGCTCCGCAGGAATCGTCATCGCCTTTCCCTTGCGCTGCACCAACAGGCGGTAGTGTTCAAATTCATCCTTTGTCATCGGGTGCATGAAATTCCTCCTTTCTGTAAGAACTGTAAGCACCTGTAAGAATCCATGCTCTTACAACAGAAACACCGTAAAATCAACCTTTATCGGTATCTTTTTATAGATGTAAGAATGTAAGAACAAATTTTTATCCTATATAGGAAAATGTGTTTCTATTCGATTTTTTCAAACACACTCTCTATAGAAAAAGGTGTATCAAAAAACCCTCTTACAATTCTTACATTCATACATTCCGTTAAAACGGACAGTCATTTCCGTCTTTATCCGCTAATCCCACCTGTGCAAATCCATCCGTTTCATCCTGCAATTTTATTACCCAAACGCAAGAAACAACCTCGCCGTTGACACGTTTCGCCTTCGTACATCCTTTTGTTGCCTCAATCTTCCCTGTCCGTTTCATCCATGAAAGCAATGCCTTTGCGTTAAATCCGCCATCCCGACAAATCTGTTCAAAGCGGCTGCGAATCACATAAAAATAATATTTATCATTCGCTCCCCAGACCTCATTGCGATCGTCCTCCGCCTCGCCGAAGTGGCTTTTATTGGCAACCAGTGTTTCATAAACATATTCATACGCACGCTCATGCACAGAAACCTCCTGCTTTGTTTTCAGAAAGTGCTGCACATCCGCAGGGCGCAGAAATTTATCATCCCCGAAGATTGCCTGCGACAGCACATAGTCCCCCACCAGAATCATGCTCATTGCCATGGACTGCTTGCCTGTGGTGTCCTTCTTATCAAATTCCTGCATATAGATACGGTAAAGCTGTCGGACAGTCGCAAAGTCCGGGTCATATCCCGCAAGCCAATCCAGACATTTCTTCCCGGCAAAGCCGTAGTTTTCCAGAAGGGTATCCGCCACGTGCTTTGGATTTTTAAATAATGCCTCCTCGCACTCGATCTCGATGATACGATTGACCGCGCCGCCGCCCGAAGCCGCGGATGCCAGAGGCATTTCCCCGTTTGTGATAATGCAGTTCGACCATGTGGGTGTCAGGTCAACGCCGCCCTGCTTATTCCCTCTGGTGCGCCCTACGCCCTCGGAAAGCATATAGATGTCCTTATCAAAGCTGGACTGACTGCCTGCAATCTGCAATTCATCCAGAATCAGCGGCAAATTCCCCACAAACGCCGCCGCACGCTCCTTGCCGACCACAGTGCTGTTGAAGGTCTGGATATACCGCCCTACTCTGGGGTCCGCCCAGACAGATGCCGCAAGCATTTCGCCGACGGTCTTGCCTGCCTCCGTACCGCCCCAGAGGTGCAGGAAGAAGGGTAAACAATTCAGCGGCTTGACCAATACGCTTGCAAACGCCGCCGCCATCAGAATCCGCCCGTAAAGGCTCTCCTGCCGCACCTCTTTCGCAAGTGCAAGCCATGTTTCATAGCTGCCGCCGCTTTTCACGCTTTCAAACAGCCCCTTACAGGCAGCATCCCCGTCAAAAATAAGATTTTCCACATAGGGCGAAAAGCCGTGTCCCTCCACCCATCCGAGCCGCCCGACGCTGTTCTTCTCCTCAATGCGCTCATAATTGAGATTCTCCGCATCATGCAGGAACCGTACGAGCCATTTTGCATTTTCACTGTTGACCGCCACGCCCACATCCGCCAAGGCGATGATGGAGGAAGCCGCCGCCAGTGTCCGCTTATCGGCAATGGTCTTGCGCCAGATGCCGCCCTTGCGATAGGATAATTGCAGCTTTTCCGTATTCGTATCAATATTGATTAGCCGCATGGTCGGCAGTATCGGGTGGATGCAGGCAAGCATGTCCCCAAGGGGCGTGGAAATGCTGATGCCGCTGTCATCCGCAACCCAGTTTCCGCAATCCAGTTCTAACGGCTGTCCGTCAAAATTCGTTGCATTCTGAATGAAATTCCCCGTAGCATCCTTTTTCTTCGCCTGACAGAATTTTCTGAACAGGGTCTTAAAGCCCTTCACCCCTGCTTTTTTCGCCACATCCGCCATTTGCTCCGTCATCTGCGACAGCAGGAATTGGTTGTCTATGTATTTATAAAGCACCTCATATGGCTCTGTACCTTCCAGAAAGTCCTGTTTCTGATATTCCCGAAACTCAGCCATGACGCTCACCGTCCATTGCCTTCCCTGCCGCAAGCAGCTTGACAATCATCTGTCCTGCGTCCTTCTTCCGGCAGAACAGAAAATGGCAGCCATGGCGTTCCTCGATGGATTTCAAAATCTTATACAGCTTTTCCCCCGTCAATGCCTTCGGGGAGTGCCACAGGCGTGGATTGCTCCAATGCTTGACATCCTCCAGTGCGGCAATCCCGTCCTCCTCACAAAGGATAATCAGCTGAATCCCAAGCCGTTTCGCAAGGTCTAATTCCTCCACAAAACGCCGATGCTGCTGTGTCACGTTGCCGCAGACCTCCAGAAGTCCTGCTTTCGTATCAATGCAGACGCTCTGGTCGGTGGGAAGGGAATAATCCCCTACCACCAGCTTTGTGCGTACCACCTCTACATCATGCGCCGCAAACCATTCATGCTTTGCCCTGTGCTTCTGCGCCTGCTGTCTTGTGTCTTCCAAAAGTATCATCCCATCACCGCCTTAAAACGGAACATCGTCATCTTCCACATCCTTTGTGGGATAGAATCCGTTCTCGCCTGCACTGCCGCTTTCCTGCAAAAGCTTTTTGGGCGGTACAATGAAATCTCCCTTGCGAATTTTTTCCACACTGCGGATGTTGGCAACATACAGTCTTGTGCCGTCACTGCCGTTATTTTTGCGGTATTCTTCCTCCGCCAGTACCAGCCCGATCAGCTTGCCTTCCAGACGCTTCTCGTCATTTTCAAATACAAAGTTCGGGTTGCTCTCCTTCACCGCCGTCAGAAATCCCTTAAACATGGACTGTGCCTTCTCCTTATAAGAACGGTAAAACGTGCCACCCCAGAAGGCTTTCGCCTTGTAGAGCGCATCCCAGTGTCCCTTGTGCTCCCCTTCCGCGATGTCATACTCCAGCTTCAGATATTCCTTCTCAGGTACGTCCACCGCTACCGTAATCTTGCAGACATATCCGCCCGGGGCCAGTCTCGGCAGCTCCACAGGGTCGGGTACGCTGTTCCAGTTGATATTTTTCATTTCTTGTCCTCCTCTTATAATTCCCAATATTCTCGAATCGTGGTATCCACCATCTTCAAGTCGTTTTCAATTTCCGTTTCAAACATATCCATCGGGCTTTTCGCCGTTGTGAAACCGTCCGACTGCGTGATAAAGCTATATTTCCCGTCATTTGCCCTGCATAGCAGAACAATGGAAAATAACCCTTCCACCGTCAGCTTTTCATCCAGCATCTTGCCGATGGTTTTTGCTTTCAGCCTGCCACCTTCCGCCTGCTCAATATGATGCAGGAAATAAACAATGCAGTCCGGCGGTGTCTGTGTAATTACAAAATTGATAAGATTGCGGAAGTTCATCGCAATATCCGTGAACTTACCGTAACCAACCTCCTTCGCTCTGTCGAAAAATTCAAACGCAAGGAGATACTGACTGTCATCAATCGCAAATGCCTTCAGATATTCCGCAGGAAATTTTCCATCCTTATCCTTGTGCGGCAGGTTATCCATGATTTTTCTGTAAGTAGCGTTGTTCGCAACCTTCAGCTTTTTCCGAAAAGGCAGCGGTTTCCCTGCTACATTAAAAATACCGATTTCATCTTCGTTAAAGTTCCGCAGGCTTGTACTCTTTCCGCTGCCGCTTTCGCCCAAAATCAGCACAGGAATTCCCATATTCATCACTCTCCTTCAATCTTTCCGCTTCTGGCATCCTTAACCATCTGCTCTTGGATGGCATCCATTTCCGCAAGAATCTGCTTTTTGCGGTTGAATAGCCCTGCAATCTGCCGCTCTGTTTCTCGCAGA